GATTGGCAAATTGCTTACGAACAAAGCAAAACGGACAAGAAAAAGAAAAAAATAAAGGCAAACTCTGGATTTTCTATTGAAGATGAGTCAGAAACCAAAGCAACAAAAGATATATTAAATCGCCGCAGGCATTTGGTTCTTCTCGCACAAAATCAAACAGGATTAAATAATATATTTAAACTTGTTTCTCAATCTTATAAACCAGGAAACTTTTATAGGTTCCCACGCATTGATTACGATCTCTTACGCACACACAATGAAGGCATAATCGCTTCCTCTGCTTGTTTGGGTGGCATATATGCAGGAGATCTCTGGGAAAATTTGGACAATGGTGACGAGGCAACCCTCAATGCCATGCGCAAAACTACTGAAAATATGCGAAGTATTTTCGGTGACCGTTGGTATGCGGAACTTCAATGGTTCAGGCATCCAACGCAGATGAAATTAAATAATCTTATCATTCAGGTTACTAAAGAATATGGTTTAGATTTGATTTCTACTGCCGACAGTCATTATTTTAATCCAACAGTCTGGAAAGACCGCGAACTCTATAAACGCTTTCGCCCTGGTTCGATTTCTTTCTTTGGAGAAATGCCTGAAAACTTAGAAGATACAGGTATGGAACTCTATCCTAAGAATGGCGACCAGATGTTCGCGTCCTATAAAAAGTATTCAACTGAACTTGGCGAAAAGTTTGATGATGATTTGATTAGAGAATCCATTGAACGAACACATTATATCGCACACAACAGGATAGACAAGTTTTATCCAGACAACACCGTGCGCCTTCCATCATTTGTTATTCCCAAAGGAATGAATGAGGATGACGCATTGAGCGCAGCGGCAAGTAATGGTCTTCAATCAAAAGGATTTGCGGGGATAGAATACATTAATCGTTTGCAACACGAACTTCAAGTTATCAAAGATCGTGGATTCAGTCGTTACTTCTTAACAATGAAGGCGATTGCGGACAAAGCATCATCCACACAAATCACAGGACCATCACGCGGTTCTGCTGGTGGTTCGTTGGTTGCTTATGCTTTGGATATTACACAAGTTGATCCAATTAAATATGGACTATTGTTTAGTCGCTTCTTGCGATCTGACGCAACAGATTATCCAGACATTGATTATGATGTTTCAGATCCAATGACGCTTAAGGAAACTCTCATTAATGAATGGGGCGAAGATAATGTTGCTCCGATTTCAAACTGGAATACATTACAACTGCGTTCTTTAATCAAAGACATCGCAAAGTTTTATGATATTCCATATCCAGAAGTAAATGCTGTAACCAAGAAGATGGTATTTGAAGCGGTTGGTCCCGCAAAGCGAGATCATGGTATTAAAACTGGGGTTTATGATCCTACCTTTGAGGAGTTAATGAAATATAGTACAACTCTTCAAGAGTTTCTTAAGAAATACCCACAAGTCGAAACTCATGTAAGGACTTTACGCGGTCAAGTGCGTTCATGTTCCCGTCATGCTGGCGGTTTGGTTGTTGGCGAAGAGTTAAATAAATATATGCCGCTGATTTATTCTGGTGGTGTTAGGCAAACGCCATGGACCGAAGGACAAAATGTTCGTCACCTTGAACCCATGGGATTTATTAAGTTTGATATTCTGGGACTTGGGACACTTAGAATGATTGAAGACGCCATCTTAAGAATACTTAAGAAACAAGGTGGAGACCCCACATTTGACGATGTGAAAAAGTTTTATGATAAGAACTTACATCCAGATATTTTAGATTTTAATGATCAAAAAATCTATAAGAATATCTTTCATAAAGGAAAGTGGGCAGGTATATTCCAGTTCACAGAAGATGGCGCACAAACATTTTGTAAACAAGCAAAACCAACAAGTTTGATTGATATTGCTGCTATTACTTCAATCTTTAGACCAGGACCATTAGGCGCGAAGGTGGATAAAAAGTATGTGAGCGCAAAGCGCAACCCACAAGATATTAAATATCTTCACCCGATTGTCGAAGAGGTCACAAAAGAAACCTATGGTTTCTTAATCTTCCAAGAGCAGATCGCGGTTCTTGCTCATAGATTAGGAAAGAATATTTCATTAGATGAGGGCAATCTTTTGCGGAAGTTGCTGACCAAGAAAGGGACAGGCAAAGGTGCTAAAGAAAAACAAAGAATTCATGATAAATTCCTTAAAGGATGTGGAGATAAAGGCATATCGCAAAAAGAAGCAAATGATCTTTGGGGAGTATTTGAGTATTTCAGTGGTTATGGTTTCAATAAATCTCATGCTGTTGGGTATTCTATACTCTCTTATCAGTGCGCTTGGCTTTTAGAACATCATCCAGCAGAATGGTTGGCGGCATTTCTAAACAAAGAACCAGAAAGTCGCAAAGAAAAAGCGATTAATGTTGTTAAAAATTTGGGTTATGATATTCAAGAAGTCAACATCAACTTGTCTGGAAGAAACTGGGAAGTTGCCCAAAATGGAAATTTAATTCAACCATTAACTTCTATCAAGGGTTTGGGTGATAAGGCAATGGATCAAATTTTAGAACACCGACCCTTCAACGGTATTGAAGAATTATTGTTTAATGAGGATATAAGTTATTCAAAACTAAACAAAAAAGCATTAGATGTCTTGGTTCGTTCTGGTGCTTGCGATTCCATTTCAGATGAGCGCTTTAAGAACTGTAAACATTTTTGGTCATCAATCGCAAATGATCGCCCAAAAAATAAAAAGAAACTGGAAGAAAACATTGAGAAATACCGCACAGAGTTAGATTTTACGGAAGCAGAAAAAATAGAAAATGTTGTAAATTTGACAGGCATATTCCCATTTGAATTGGTGTTGGATAAAAAAGTTAAAGAAAGGTTGGGCGTTAAAAAGGTTCCACCTTTGGCTGAATATGATAAAGATTTGCAACTTTGCTGGTTTATTCCTCGTGAAATCATTCCAAAGAAAACCCGGAACGGGAAAACATTCTGGATTATAAACGCGATTGATGAAACGTGCCAAACAACCAATATTAAATGTTGGAATGTTAGACCAAATGAAGAGGTTCACTTAAACAGACCATACGTTAGTAAACTCGAATATGATCCGCAATGGGGATTTTCGACAAGATCGATCAAACATAACTTTAAGTTGATCGGATAAAACACTTGACAAGAAACGAAAAATAAGATAGTATATAAAATGAAAAATGAAGACACGCTTGAAATATATAAGTTGATCATTTCCGTTGATGAAGTAGAGTGCGAAGCAGAAGATAGCATCACTTCTTACTTGATGGGGCGAGCAGCAAAATATAGCAATAAACTTGGTCTTACGAAGATGAAAGTAGAAGATTTTAGTATGAGACAAGATCCATTTTCAGAAGATTATGTTTTAGCGTTTTCGTGTCGGAGGAGATTTTAGTGGAACAAGGCGATATGTTTGATACGGATGATCTTTATATAGATGATGTTAAAATAACAAGACAAGACATTATAAAAAATATTAACTTTCGATTGAGACAAAGGTGGACACCCGACGAACAAACCAAAGGAAAAGAAATAAACGTTTGGACGGATTGGAAAGACCTCCTAAAAGAAGATGGAAGCATTTTACAAGAATATAAAAAATATGGCTGGATTGTTTTTCATTATCAACAAACGAACAATAAAGGCGATATTATCAGGGAATGGATTTGTTTTCAAAGACCAAACATATTAAAAGGAAAATAAAATGATTATAGAATATTATAGAATACGCGGAGATGTTCAGCCGCCAGAAAGAGCAAACCCAAGTGATGCTGGGTTAGATTTGAGGTTCAATCCAGATCCAAAAGGCATCATGCCCAGTCCAAACTTGGACAGCGTCACCATCAATCCTGGCGAAAGCAAAGTTTTACCAACAGGATATAAGTTTGGCGTTCCTCATGGATATATGTTAGAAATCAAGAACAGATCAGGATTGGCGGCAAAGCGTTCATTGCTTGTTGGCGCTTGCGTGGTTGATAGTGGTTACGAAGGCGAGGTATTCATCAATCTTCATAATGTTGGTCGCAAAAAACAAACAATCAATCCAGGAGACAAGATTGCCCAAGCAGTTATGGTTCCAGTTGTTCATTTTAGGGCAGTGGAAACAGCAAATGATAATCTTTATGATTGGTATCCAATCACCATTTCGGATCGAGGTGACGGAGCATTGGGAAGCACAGGCAAATAAATGACGAAAGCACTAAGTTTTGATGATGTATTGCTTGTCCCGCAATATAGTGACATCAAAAGCAGAAAAGAAATCGACATTGGAAATGTTGTAAAATATCCAAATGGATTTTATAAATCAACATTGCCCATTATTTCAGCGCCCATGGACACTGTAACCGAAGATAAAATGTCTGACGCAATGTATAATGCTGGCGGATTGAGCATTCTTCATCGTTATAATACTATCGAACAACAAGTAAATCTTGTAAAAAAAATAAAAAATAATACTTTTATTGGTGCCGCCATTGGTGTTACTGGTGATTATTTTGAGCGAGCACAAGAACTTATTAAAAATAATGTAAGTTTATTATGTATTGATGTTGCCCACGGGCACCATATCTTGGTTAAAAAAGCACTCACAAAACTAAAACAAGAGTTTAGTTCTGCGCATATCATGGCTGGAAATGTTGCGACATCAACTGCTTTTTCTTCATTATCTTATTGGGGAGCAGACAGCATTCGCGTTGGAATTGGCGGCGGCAGCATTTGTTCAACACAACTCCAAACTGGTTGTGGATTATCAACACTTCAATCAGTAATCAATATTCACAAAAACTGGTATAACGAAAAAAGACCATTATTGGTTGCTGATGGTGGATTTAGAACATCGGGAGACATTGTAAAAGCCTTGGCGGTGGGGGCTGATTTTGTTATGCTTGGATCGATGTTGGCGGGATCAACAGAAACGCCAGGCGAAATCATAGACAGACCTGTTGATCTTACCCCTGGTAGACTAACATGTAAAAAATATAAAACATATCGAGGGATGGCGAGCAAAGAAGCACAAATGGATTGGAAAGGGGAACACTCATCTTTTGAGGGTGTATCAACAACTATTCCATATAAAGGTTCGGTCAAAAATGTTCTTTCCGATATTACGAATGGCATTCGTTCAGGATTTTCATATTGCGGAGCAAGAAATCTGAAAGAGTTGCGACAGAAAGCACAACCACAAGAACGAACTCATGCTTCCGCAATATTGGGAACAACACATATCATGGAGAGAAATGGGTAGTTTAGAAAAAAAGATCCAACGCAAAAAAGAAAAAGAAGCCAAAAAAGAACTTAAAAAGAAAGTTGGCTTATTCAATAAACTTCCAGATCATTGTTTGGTTTGCCAAAAGGATTTTGATAAAAAAAATAAAGATATGGTAATGACTTGGAGCGTTGTTGTTAGGAAGAAAGAAGAAAAAGTAAATCTTTATTGCCCAGAATGTTGGGGAAGAGCAAAAAAACTAATAGAGGAGATAAAAGATGGACACACAAACGCAGAAAACGATGTTTAGTTCGAAATCAAATGAATGGGAAACTCCACAAGATTTTTTCAACAAACTTAATAAAAAGTTTAAGTTTACTCTCGATCCTTGCTCCACTCATGATAATCGTAAATGTAAAAAATATTATACTATTTGGGATGATGGCTTATCAAGAAGTTGGAAGAATGAAAGAGTATTTGTAAATCCTCCATATAGTGATGTTGGTAAGTGGGTAAAAAAATCTTATGAAGAATCAACAGAAAATGGAGCGACGGTCGCTCTTTTAATCCCAGCAAGAACAGACACAAAATATTGGCACGATTATGTCATGCCATCAGCAAGTGTTGTTTATTTTGTTAAAGGGAGATTAAAGTTTGTAAACAACTCTGATACTAATGAATCAAACTCTGCTCCATTTCCTTCCGCTGTCATTGTTTTTGGTGGATTGCGCTGGGGTCCGGGTCCAAGAATAGAAACGTTGGAGCGAACTTAATGTCAGATGGGAAAACAAGGATCATGTTTACTGTTCCTGAAAGGCAAAAAGCAGATTTTAAAATACGACTCCAATATGATAGTTTAACGCAAGTCAAGTTTTTCCAAGCGATTATGGAAGGGTATGTTAATAAAGATCCAGATTTGATGACTTACTTAAATAAGTTTAAAAAGAATAACGCTATTCAAAATATAGAACAAAGAAAGAAAACTATGACAAACATTAAGAAGGCAGATCAAACAAAAACCAAGTTTAATCTTGGTGATGATGAGGTAGAAAGCATTTTCGATATTTTAGAAAAGGAACATCCAGATTTATGAGTTGCTATGATGATTGTAAAAAAGGTAAAAAACCTTGTCAGGTTAAGGAATGTCGATTGTGGATAGATTACCCAAAAGACCTCAACTGTACTGAAATATCTGTTCAGAAAAATGATAAACTTGTTTTCCGCGAGATAGGCGACCGCCTCAAACTAACACCTTCGCGAATAAAGCAAATAGAATCCAGTGCTCTTAAAAAACTTTATGCTCGATTAAACTCCATTTTCGATATTTTATAACTGGTCTTTTGTTTTTTATTATACTATTTATATGAGAAACTTTCACAAGTTTAAGGAGAAACTCGCAAAATGGCAAAAAAAGACAAACCCCTATTGAATGAAGGAACAGTTCGACGAATGATGAAACTGGCAGAGATTGAATCTCTCACAGATCAGTTTGTTGGCGAAACATATCTTCCAGATCAAGAAGAAGAAGAAGAAGTGGAAGAAACTCTTGATAAAATGCTTGATGAAGAGATGCCTGCCGAAGAAGGGGCAGAAATGGAAATGGGGGCAGAAATGGAAATGGGGGCAGAAGAAGAAATGCCTG